ACCAATCCAAATGTCTTCAACATAGTGTTAGTAAAGTTATCCGCTATTCCGCGTGCTTCTTCTGTAAAACGCCATTCAGGTTTCTTCTGCATCTCTATATTAAAATCAGATACAGACATACCACTGTTAACGGCATTCATTACATCAGTATCAGTGGTAGACATAGGTACAGCAACACCTAGTTTTCTAGACTTAGCATATGCATACTCGTCAGCAATATCTTTAACTGTTCCACCTGCATCAATATGTGCAGCAAGTTTAGGATGCAATTGCTTTGCCATTAATTTTAAACGTTCTTGTTGTTTAGGAAGATAGTTCTGTTGACCAATACCATCAGCCACGCGCTTTAGCGCTTCAGCAGCAGTCATCTGAATACCATATTGAGCAGCATATCTTTGTATAGATGCTATGTCTGAGGCTACAGTACTGCCTATATTAGAGCCAAGTAGTTCATCTACATTAGTACCACGTAATCTTTTACGTGCTATTGTCGCAGCAAGAACAAGACGATCAGAGTCGGTTAACACAGAGCCAGTAGTCATACCAGCGCTGCTTACTCTTACAGCCTTATTTTCTGCTTTATTTAATGCAGTATAAAATGCAGACTCTTCTTCTGCTGTGGCTGGGCTACCAACAAGATCGTTTAAATAATCATTTAGTAGTTTCTTTGCATCACCACGTGTAGTAATTACACGGTATGCAGTACCCCCAGTGCCACTGCCAGCCCTTTTCTGAACCATAAAGACATCAATACCAGGTACATCTGTAGCGCCTTCAAACTTAATCTTTTGTAAGTAATCACCTGAATATGCACCAAGCATATCAACAAGACCACCAAGCCAAGCAGTACCAGTAAGTTGACTTGGCTTTATATATCCACTAGCAACAAGTTTTTTCTTTAAAGCATCTAATTGACCAGGACCTTGATAGCCTTTTAAAAATAACTCAATTGCTTTATTACTGCTAGTAACAAATTGATTTGCTAAATTACCATTGGCATCTCTTGCTGGTACAAATATACCCGCTACACCATTTTCTCCTTCTACACCAGAAGGACCATAAACTACACCACTTCTATCTAATGTAAAACCAGCATAATCATCTTGTGCGGTTAATGGTTTTGTAACATCTATTGGGTCAGCAACTGGAGGTTGATATATTTCTCCACGACGATTTGCTTCATCAATTAATTTTTGTTTTTCATCAGCACTTGGATTTAATGCTTGTCGCTGTGCAGCATCAGTAGCAATAATATTAGCGGTCTCAAGATCAGCCTTAGCCTTTTCAAGGTCTTTTTCTGCCTGTAATTGGGCAGCCTTATATTTAGCAATATACTTAGCCTGTGCTGGGTCTTTCTTTTGTTTCTCACTATATAGTACAGTCCATCTAGAAGCGTTTTTTAAAGCAACCGTTTTATTTGTAACATCTCGCTCTAAGGCTTTAACGTCTGCCAGTAACTTTTTAAGATCAGCCATTACCTTAACTCCTTAGATGCATAGTATGAATCCCGTGAATAAAACCCAAGGATTGATTTAAAGATAGCGCGGTTAGCCTCTGTTACGTATAGATTACCCAACGTTAACTCCTTTAATGCTGCTTCAATTTGTGCTTTACGTGCAGCCTTTAGTTCAACTCTATTTTCTACATTCTTTAACCCTGGGTCTTTAGCAAACGCTATATAATCATTCATTAGTTTAATTGCTATTTGCATACGCTGACGGGTACCAGAGTCAATGCTTACATTAGGGTCATTAATTATCTGCTCTACCTGCTGAAGCATTACGCCTTCTTTACCAATGTCATTACCTTCACCAATAAGTTCTGGCACAAGTAATGGGTTTGCATCTTTAAGCGCCTGACGAGCATTAGTAGCCTCATTAATAATGTTTGCTCGTGTTTCAGGGTCAGACTCAGTACTAAGTATTTCCTTCTCACGACGTGCAATGTCATAGTATGTTTGCTTATCTTGCGCTACAAGCAAGTCTTGATAGTAGTCTTCAAGTGTCTTGTTTTCAACAAGACCAGCAGCCTTAATCCAGTTGTAAGTAGCAGGATTAAAGGTTCCAGTTTGTGGTGCAAAGATATAGGCTGCTTCACCATAAGTGTTAATTAAACCCTTATTTTTTATAGCCCAATTTTTTAGACCATCTGTATTCTTAATAATAATTTTAGTTTGCTTGCTAGTTGGCGATACGGTATATATTAATTTACCTGGGTTCTTGCCAATAAAGGTAACCAATGCCAACTCATATGGGTCTTGAACATCACCTGTATTGTCTTTTGATATACTGTTTAGTATGTCAAAGAACTCACTACGTAGGCTAGTAATACCTACATTTTTAAGGTAGTCAGGTATGCCTTTACTATCTGTAATAGTAGGAGCAACTGGAGATATAAGTCCTAGTATGCTACGCATAACAATAACGTTATGCGCTGAAATACGGATGTTCTTTAGATACTCAGCCTTCTCTTGTTCAGTAGCATCAACATCTAAGCCGCGACCATTTGCTGCTTCATAAGCAATAGCCTGTTGTGCGGCAGTAGCCTCTTGACGACTCTTCTCATCAAATGGCAATGTAGCCCATATCTTTTGTAGTGTTGCAGGCACTATAGCGCGGGTAATATCTATGTTATCGCCAATGTTTCCTAGTGCAAAGGTATCAACACCCTCGGCAGCCATTTCCCCTAGTGGGTCAAGGTACTTACCAACAAACGGAATAGCCCCTGGAACTGAACCAAGTATACTTTTAAAGCCTAGTACGCTAAGCGCAGCAATTGGACCTGATAAGGTAGGAACACCAGCATCTTGTGAAAATGATGGGTTCATCATACGTAATTTTAAAGTAAACTCATTAAACTGTGGCTGTTTATAAGCATCATTACCCGTAAGGGTACGTATAACTCCATCAGTAGCCTTGTAAATAATGTTATCCATAGGCATCATAACGTATGGGTCACCATTTGTGTCTTGATGTATAGCACCAGTAGCGCCTAAGCCTACGTGTCCTAAACGAGTACGATATAGAACACGTGGAGACACATCTTTTAAGCGATAGATACGGCGATAGAAGTCTTCAGTTGCACGGTAGTAACGTCCCATAGTACGAGAAGCGTAAGCAAAGTTAGAACGAATAGCAGGGTTATCTGCATACTTTAAAATAGTATCGGCTGCTTCACGTGTAGCAACTTCAGTAAAATACTTTTCTGCCAAACTAGCAGAAGATTTCCATTCTTCAGTCTTAACAAGATCAGTCATTGTGTAATCAAAAACTTTACCAGTTCTTTGCTCGTAAAGTTGACGAGTATATTGTTTTTCTAGGCTAGCGTACTTCTTACGTAGCCCAGTGTATGCAACCATAACTGCTGGCTGACGGAATATGCCGTTAACTTGAGCATCCATTATTTCCATCATATTAGAACCATAGCGACGGAATAGATTCTCAGTATCTTTATAAATACCAACACCAAGTTCAGTCTTAACAGTACCTACAATACCAAAACCATCAGTTGCATCAGCAAAGTCATCTATATTTATACGTGCTGCTGCTTGATTCCAAGAAGCAAACTGATCTGTACCTTCCAATGCACGTGTTAAATCATTACGACTACGCTGTACTGCATCCATAAGTGTTTGATTAAAACCGTTTGGAGAACCGTGAAAAGTATTATACATATCAGTAAACAAACGAGCCAGTTGTGCTTCTGCAATTTGAGAATCAGTACGATTAAGTTCACGTAATGCTACAGTATTAGCAGCATCTCCAAGAAATTCATCTACAAGTTCTTGATTAACAACTTTCCAGTTGCCATATTCAGTACTTTCAAAACCAACCTTTTTCATTGCTGCATCAATAGCAAGTGCTAGCATACCTTGACCGTTCTTAGGGTCAACAATATCTGGGTCTAAGCCTTTATACTTAAAGAAAATATCTGCTGGGTTAAGAATTGTTTTATCATTTACTTTAAACTTATTGCCAACAAACTTTTTAGTAAACTGTTCAAAGTGAACTAGTGTTTGTTCGCGTGTAGCAAGAGAAGTAACATCAACATAGTTACCTATTACATTAAATACTATATCTAGTTCTCTCATTGCAAGATCAAGATTAGACGGAGTAATAATAGCAGCGGCTACATTCTCACCCCATTTACCAGAAAGACCACTTCGTGCTACAAGTGAGTTTGCAACTGATGTCAAAGCATCTGGTTGATGAATAAATGCATCACGTAAATACTTTTCAGTTGTATTATCTAAGTATCTGCTGTATGTTTTAAATATTTCATCAGCAATTGCTGAGCGCTTTGCAGCATTTAAAACTAAATCATCATCTACCTTTAATTCTTTAGCCAAGTCTTGCATTAAATCAATACGCTTTTCAATTGTTAACGCATCTTCTGGAGAAATCTTTGCTGCTCTACCCCATTTGGCTACAGTTTTACTACGTTTTCCGCCAACATTTAGTGCTGTGCGTAAACCACGTCCAATAAAACCAGTTGAAGTATCAGAACCTGTAAACCCACGTGTTGCTCTTGCAGCAACAACGCCTTTACTCCAGGCTCGTAAGTCTTTGCTAGGTGCTGAAAGCACATACATAGTTGCTTCATCAATAGCAGAACGAATACCTAAGCGTGGGAACAGGGTTAAAATAGACCAAGCATCAACTAAACTTTTAGCAAATGCTCCCTGTGTAGAACCGCCTACGGCACCAATAATATTCTTTTTAGATTTCATATTCCAGATCATTGAGCCAATTTCATCATATGGCAATGAACCTACAGCCTTTGTTTGCTGATAGAAATGAATAGTTCCTTCTCCAGAAATTGATGAAACACCATCTATTTCTTTAATAACGCCATCTGGTAGTTGTGCAGCGTGTTTAGGATTAACAGATTCATTATATTTAATTGCAAAACTAGACTTATCGCCGTATTTGTCTTTAAGAATTTTTTCCATTAATTCTATACCGCGAATGTCGCCGCCCAAGCCCATAGAGTACATAGTTGCTGCATCAAGATTACGTAAAATAACAATCTGTTCGCCAACATTTGAGTCAAGAAACTTAACAGTTAATGCTTCAGCCATATCCTTAGGAAGAAGTTGACGAGCACGTGCCGTAAAATTAGCAGCAGTGCCAACAGCACCTTTGCCTAAACGAACTTCTAGTCCTGAGGCTGAACGTGCTGCTAGTCTACCAACTTTTTTCCAACGTTTAATTTCAGAGTTTGCTTCTAGCAATACTCTCATATCAGATAATTCTGGATTCTCTAAACGTTTAATTGCATCTTGCGAATTAAGTAAAGCCTGAGCAATTGGTTCTAGTGACTTATCAAGTTCTTCTGCGCTGCGTCCCGCTCCAGCAAAAGTAGTACGCTTTGTATTATTAAATACAGCATCAAGATAGCCAACAAGACCATCAGCAGTTAAGCGACGTGAACGCGCAACAGCAACACCACTACGCATATAAGTTAAACCATCAACACGACCAGCAAGAAGTAAATTAAGATTAGCCGCATTCTCAAAATATTTTTGAGCAGATGCAGCATCAACTACACCTTCTGGAAGGTGATCGCTTTTTCTTGTCAGCGATTCAACTGCTTCACGATTTCTATAACCAGGGAAACGCTTACTTATGTCATCAAAGGCTTGTGACTTAGCAGCACCCTTTGCTTCTGAATATGTTTTAAGGGCTGGTCCAAGTCCCTTATCCCAAAACTCGTAAAGACGTGGTTCGGTTCTAAATGTTGTTTCTATAGCCTTTTCAACAGGCACACCATTATCCATCATCTGCGTAATAGATTTAGCAATACGGTCACCCTTAGTAACACCCTTGCTTAAGCCACCTGTTAACCAAGTTAATGGGTCAATTGCAATCTGATAAACAAAGTCAATAGCACCAGAAATGTTTTGGTTTTTACCCGCTAAGTAATCACCACTAATGCCACCGCTTGCAGGCGGTCTAGCATCTAGCATACGTGCAATGTCACGACCTGGAGAAATCTGTGTGTACTTTACACCTTGAAGAACATTGTTAAACTCTTTAGGTGCATCATATGCTTTTTTAATTGACTCAAGAATCTTGTTATCTATTTTACCATATGACTCAAGGATTTCACCTGGAGTTTTACCAGCAATCAATCCCTTTGCAACAAATACATCTGAATCACCAAAGTATGCTGTAACCTCCGACAACGCTTTGTTGTCGTACATATTGGTGCCACTCCAAGCATCAGTCCAAACATCACCAGCAAACAAGTCTTCGCCCTGTGCTACCTGACGTGCAACTTTGTAAGGTGTGTTAATAAGACGATTGTATTGTCCACCTAGTTTAAATAAACCAATAAGCGGTGAAGCCGCTATCTTTAAACCAGTACCGAGTACACCCTTAACACGGTCAGCCGCAGTATCGGGGTCTTTAGCATAATCGCTATCTTTAAATAAAAACTTTAATTGATCTTGTGCTTTAGAGTCAAGACGATCAAATGTTTTCTTTGCAATGTCAGCATCCATCTTTACAAGTTCGCGGTGCTTTTTAATTGCAGAACTCATTTGATTGATTTGATTAACCTCATTCGGCTGCAAATTAGCAGTCTTAGCGGCAGAGTAAAGGTTAGGTGATGTCTCAGCGACTATTGGTTTTAAGTACGCCATTAGTAACCTTGGTCAGTAAGTGTTCTATAAATTAATTCTGCGTCGCCAGATGGGTCAAACTGTGTTAAATATTTAATAGTATCTACCAACGTTGAGCCACGATCAGGCACAAGACCACGCATTGCTTCAGTTCCTGGACCATCACCACGATTAATACCAGAAGTTATCGGTTCATCTGGACGCACGCTAGGTGCGCCGAGTGGAGTAATGTCAGCAAATGATGGCATACCCATCATAGGTGCACCAGCCTGTTGATCTGCTAGTGCTTTGTTTTCACCGTAAGCAAATCCAGAATAACTCTGTGCTGGTTGTGTCATACCGTCAATGGCTCCGCCATCAGTACGTTGTGATAAAGCACCTGGAGGTGATACTGGTGCTGGGTTCATAGGTTGGCGGTATCCGCCGCTATTTTCATTACCAGCCATTAGTCTTCCTCATCTTCTAAATGTTGAACAATGTCTTTCGGTTGTATCCCGTTTATCCAATCGGGGTATGAATCTTTTGTAGCAACAAGCCATAAAGCATCATCATTGCTAAATCCTGCTTTGCGTAAAGCGCGTTTGTATTCATTGAGCCAAATACAGTATTCTTCTAATTTTGAGTAGCCTTCATCTGCAACAGTCTGAACTTTACGTCTACGTGCTGCCATTGCTACTCCTTAGATTGCTCGTTCTCTTACTGTTCTTACGGCTGAACGCCCTTGTCCTTCACCAGTCAAACTGCTAAGCATTGTTTGTAAATCTGGTCTTGCTTGTGGTTGCTCTAGTAAAGGAGAACCTCCTGCTGGAGAACCAGCGGGAGCAGGGGACATTTGCTCAACCGCATCAGTAGGTGCACCAGCAGGAGGAACCTGTTGCTGCGGAGCAAAGGTTGCTTCTATTGCGTCCTCTAATGCTTGTCCTTTTTGACGAGCCTTTATTACCGCAGCAATCTTACGAACTACTTCTGAAGCATCCTGACCTTGAGTAGCCATCTGTGGAATTGCTTGTGTGTATGCCGTAAGTGAACCAAGTAGCGCAGAGCGCATATCTTCAATTTCAATCTTTTCTAATTCCTGTGTTACGTTAACTGTAAATGGAAGTTCTCTCATAGCCATATCTCGGCTGATGAGTTTTCCTCCAAGTGCTTGAAGCATAAAGATAAGACCTTGTGCTGGGTTAAGACCAGCAAGCATACCATAGCGAACATCAGCAGAATAGTCATTCTTGATATCTTTAGTTGGCTTGTATGTAATTTCATAAGGTGAACCTGAATCTACTCCACGAATAGTTTTTTCTTCTGGGTAAAGTACTTCATCTACATTAAAGCAAAGACTAATAATGTCCCTAAGTGCTGCAGCAAAGATTGCTTGCGCAGATTTAACTTGTGTATCAAAGGCTCCCATAAGAGCCTGTACGCCTTGACCAGTAACAATGGAAGCATCTATGTTTCCAGTACGGGATTCAGGGTAACGTGTACCAACACGTAATTCTTGATTAAGAATACTTTGTTCTGTAAATGCGCCTTGTGGCAAAGTAAGTTCTACGCGGCGCACACCTGCTGGGTTGGCTGTACGAATAACAGCATCTCCGCCAAGTTGTAGTTCTTGTACATCTTGCGGAAGTACAATAGGTGCTTGAACAGACTTTTCTGCCGCTTCCATTGCAAGTAATGCAAATCGGTTGCGTAGTAATTGAATGCCAAGCACATCATCAAACTGTCCACGCATTTCACCATCAATAGATGGCTTACGTGCAACAACAACCATCATCTTACCAAGTGGGTTTGCCGCTTGAGAAAGAACTAAGTTGCTTCTGCGTGGTACATAAATTATAGATTGGTCTTTGTCGTAATAACGAACCATCTCAATTTGTGCATTAAGGTCTTGATTGTAACCATCTGAGCCAAGAAGTTGTCTATCATACTCTGGGAACTGAGACACCAGTTCGCCAAGAGTTAAAGAGTACCGCTTAGCAAATGCCACACAACGTCCATAGCGATCAAACTCTGGGTAAGCCCCAATAGGATTTTCTATGCGGATACGTGGCAGTTTTGCTTCTTCGTCTAATTCAATAATGAAAGGGACGAAACCATAGGTTAAATACCAGTCAGCACCAGAGTACATCTGTACTGCTAGGTCTGAGTGTTGGAAGTAGTTAGATGCAATGCGAGTACGCTTGTCAGCAAAACTACGAGCACGATCAGAAACTTGGTTGGCTGCAGAACAGTTAACCGCTGGAAGCGGAGCCATTACTTCAGATAGATCACGTGCAACAATATCAATAAAGTTTGCTACTACGTTTGCATCTACACCTTCTGGGAAGAAGTTAGGATATACCTGAGCAATGTTTCCTTTACGAACAGCAAGTACGTCTAGGTTACGCGCATCACGTTCGTGGTTGCGGTAACGCAAAGAGTCAACCCTTGCTGCTACTTGTTCTATAGTTAACATTTAAACCCTATCCGTATGTGTCGTGCCATTGATCTGCAAAGGCATCATCTAAGTTAATTGAGTATCTTGTATTCATCTGTGCTTTAGTAGCCCAACGATTATTGAGATACCTAGATGTATTACTACCAGTCTGCATAAGTTCACGGATGCGAATAATTGCAAACCATAAAGCCATAACAGTATCTGTCTTGCCTTTGGTCTCTGGCTTCCAAGTCAGCAGTTGCTGGGTAAGAGCCTTTATACCTTCGCTACCTTCGGAAGAAGGAAGTTCTATAATGTTGTTCTTTTGAAACTTTTCTTCGCGGACTGTGCCAAAGAGGTTAGACATTGACGCAACACCGAAGGATGTGTCCCACTTGTTTTTGCCTGTAAAGTGAGCATCAAGGCGTACGCCGTATCCAGCAAGCCAGTTTCGTAACTCGTCGTCAAGGGAGTAGGCTTTCTGGTGGGCGTTGATTTCAACTCGGAACTCTTGTGGTTTATATTTAATAACCAGTTCTTCAATGCACGCCCTAATTTTCTGCGGAGTTGGCTCCGTCATATTGATACAGTCGTTAATGTAAATCTTGCCATCTGCACGGTTGTAAGTACAAACTACAAATGCAGCGTTACCCGCCATAGCAGGATCAAAGCCAATTACAATGTGTGGTTCTACTTGTGATGGGTGTCCAGCAGCACCAGCCCTTAGTGGACCTCGCTTGCGCATCCCGTTAGTTGACCCTTGCACCAGCACGGGTGGGAAGATGCTGTCCTCTTGTATGTCTTCTTGCTGATATACAAGTGCCCACGTTGAGGGCGTGACTTCCGATCTTCGCTTAAATAAGGCTTGCCCGTCCCACTTGGGGTAGAAGCCGTTTTCATTAGGAGTGTCATCATCCCCATCCCACGGAACGTCCGACTCTTCCCAAAGGGTAACCCAGTCTTCTGGTTTCTCCGCATACTCCAGTACAGCAGGCATCCCCATATAAGTAAACGGAGTCTTGCCACCCGACCAATGCTTCGGATTACGAAGTTCTTTATATAAATCATTTGCTGCAATTCGTGTCCCTACAACTAGCAATTTACCGTTTTTACCCAGACGGGTAATAACTTCCTTCTGCAACCAGTCCATCTGCTTTTCCCACTCGTGGGCGTTAGCCGTGGTGATGCAGTCGTCCAGAATAATTAGGTCAGCACGGGCACCGTAAATCTGACCGCCCATACCTAGTGCTTGGAGAGTCGGGTCTTTCTCACTTGAGTTACGCGCATCGCCCCCAAGATAGACAGTATCGGTGCGCCAAGTATCTGCGTCCTGTTTCCAGCCGCCATCTGGACCGTATGCGGTCTGCAGTTTTAGCCAGCGTGGATGGGACAGTCGTTGCTTAATAGCGTATACGAACTCTCGCGCCTTATTCAATGTCTTTGATACCACAATGATGCGGATGTTAGGATTGAGGGCAATGCGGTAAGTTGAGTAGTTCACCGTAATGACGGTGGACTTAGCGTGCTCAGGTGGCACATTGACCAGTAGGCGGTTTAACTCCCCTGGCTCATAAATCATACTAGGGTGTAACCACGAAGGCTCGTACCCCTCAAGTAGGTCAACCCAGTCTTGGTGATGGGGGAAGACCATCTGGTCTAGAAATAACTGTGAAAAGTCTGAGAACTCTATCTCTTCCTTCTGGATACCCATTGCGTCAAAGGAAGACTTGCTTCCCTCTTCTTTAGCCTCTTCAAGGTCCCGCGCAAAGGCTGGGTCTCGGTTTATCCACTGACGGATGGTATCTGGCTTCTTGCCTGCCGCTACCATTGCGGCGGGGATACTAACCCCAGAGCGCACACGTTCCAATACCAAAGCCTTGGTTTCAGCCAACGCCTTGTTTAGGTGGTGCTCCGCGCCCTTCTTAAATCCCTTATGCTCAGCCATTCTTTCCCGTCCCTGGGCAGACCTGTCCCGCCTATAATAGTCAGTTTGTACAGATTACTGTAACAGAGTGAGTAAGGCTCTAAAAAGACTTACGAACTATTTAACTCTCTATATATACTTAATCCGTTCAAACAGGTAAAACGAACACTTCTGTTAGAACTATTTATATAAGTCCTGCTCAGACAGTCTATCTACCCCCCTGTAACTATACTGACAGAAATATTTAGGTAGAGATACAACATACATACTGCATCAAAGTTTAACAATAGGGGGTCAAATAGAACAGAACAACAGTACTACAGGACTGTAACTGTACGCTGC